ACAAGCTATAGAAAATTTTATGGAGATCTCCATAAACACAGGCTTCCAAGAAAGTACAAGAAGAAAATCAAAGAGGCCGCATCTATTGCTTTTAATGGAAAAGGAGTAAATGCTAAAGTTTACTGTAATGTGTCAATTATAAATGACATAAAACTTAGATCTGGAAATTTATCTCTATCTCTTATGTTTGAAGGACAAAGAAAAAAATTGTTGAATTTATTAAAATATAACTAATGGAAGCAGGAAGCACAGGAACCTTAAACTTTGCAGATGGGACGTCTGCAAAGATTAAATTTGTTGGAAAAGAAACTTATCCAGCATCAGGTATGCCATCTGATTACTGGTTAGAATATGCTGAAGGTGAAACTAACAGAAAAGTAGTACATCCAGACTTTGGCAAATCACCAATCATTAAATCAGAGGTTTTACTACCTGAAATGCTGTTTAGAATGGCAGTAGTAATGGACTAATCTTGCTGCGTACACTCTTGACCGCAACTGATAGATAAAAAGTGTAATAGTCTAACAAAGAGCAACTAAACATTGAAAGCTCTATAAAAAATATGATACTAGCAGTAATGTTAGATGTGTTGTTCCCTTGAGAAAGGAATGTGGTAAGAGAAATGAATATTAAATATTTTCTACAACACAAATGATCTCTCAGCTTGACCCTACTCTTATTATGGGGCTGGACACAGCTTCTATACCTGATATAAAGTATAGTAAAATGTGCAATAACACGGTGAATAATAAGACAAGAGGGTGCTAACCAATTTACAAAAGTTTCTCAATCTGAGAAGCATGTTGTTTTCTTAAATTTCAACCCATAGGTAAGGCTTACCACACAGCGATGAAAGTGTGGTACCATGGTCTCATAGCTCAGCTGAATAGAGCAACTGCCTTCTAAGCAGTAGGTCACAGGTTTGAATCCTGTTGAGATCACTAAAGTATGTTTAACTTAAATTAAAAAAGTCATGAATTTGTTAGGAAGATTCAAAAAGAAAAAAACTTATTCAAAGAATAATGAGTTTAAATTATGTATTATTTCAGATGATACTGATTCAATGCATGAAAGATTAGGTATTACCAATAAAAGAGCTGAAGAGCTTGCAAATATTTGTCTTAAAGCTTTTGGAGCTCATCAATGTATTACTGATTCATATCAGGACATTTTAGCAGAATGTACGCACATTAATGAAGTTATCATGTGTACTGAAATTTATCAAAAAATCAGACAAATGAAATCAAAAGAACATCATTTAAATCAAATGTTAGGTAATTTATTTAGAAATGGGGAATAGTATAACTGTAATTAGTTCAGTACTTGGATTCAATCTAAGTATGGAACTTAAAGATGCTGATGGTAATCTTGTTCCTACGGGAATAAAAAGAACTTGTTTTACATGTTCTGATGAATTACCAATTATTGGTTCTAGAGAAACTAATAAGAAATGGTTTAATCATTACAACCAAGAACTTATAGACAAAATCATAGATTTAAGAGGGTTAACAGCCTGATAAACATGATTAAGAGGATTTTAAAGATGTGTATTCTGTTGAATATGCTTTTCCTGACAAATGAAAAGGGAGTGCTCAGGCATTCCCTTTATCATGTTAGCTATATAATGTCATATTTTAAACAAGAGAGTTAAAAATGTACTGTTTAATATCATACATTTACTAAACTTTATGTGTTTAGAATGTTATATCAGCTACCCAACGGGAAAGTCATTTACATAACAATAGAGCAATATCTTGAGCTCACTGATGAAGACATCCAATATATGATGTCAATAAATCATGGTGAACATGCCTCAAATCCTTTCACAGATTCTGCAGTAGTAGAAAATACAAAAGAAAAATACTATGACTTTGACTATCTCTCCAATGATGAAGAAGATAACAGTCATAATGATATAATATCTGATGATCAACCATTTGATGATATTATAGACCTTACGGGCCCAATGGATATGTAATGACAGAATTGCAATAAGTCATTACCTTACTTATCAGACAAGTTGAGTACTTGCTGATAGAACAAAACATCTACTCAAAACAAATCAATTCATTTATTTATTTACATTTTAATTCATTTATTATGAATAACAAAGTTATTGTATTAGCTGATGAAACTACTAAGGCAGTAGTTAACGTTTCTGAGAATAATCCAGAGTGGGGTTATGTACGCGTGAAACAAGTAAGAATCCTTGCTGATGAGAAAACAGGTTTCTTAAGAGCAAGAACAATCACAGCATTGATGCCAGGTCTTGTTGAAGATTTGAAAGCTGCAGACTTCCATGAAGGTCAAGTTATCCCAGGTAAAATTGTTATTGAGGAGGCATTAACTCCTTTCAACAAGAAAAATCCTGAGCGTGATTTGAAAATTGCTGGTAAAACAGGAATTGTTTGCCGTATTGAAGGGCAACCAATTTACCGTAGAACAAGATTCTCTTTCAATGAGAATGCTGCTGACACATATCAACAACATGATAATGTTGATGAATTGCGCGTAGCTTATGCAGAAGAAAAAGCTGCACAAGCTCTACAACCAAATGCAGACTTTTCAATTGGTGGATAACCTATTGTAAAATCTTAAATAGTATAGGGGGTGGGCAACTATCCCCTATTTTTTATTGTTTAATCTTATTGTATATTGTCGTGGAAAAGTTAAAACAGGAGATAAGAAATTATCAATTAAATGCAGGTCAAACCTACATGCAGTATGAAACTGATAGATATTCATCTTATCAGAATTATTTGTACAAGAGAGCATTGTACGGTCTTGATGCATTAAGCCAAGAAGAATTGGCAAATATTTGTAGCAAGAAAAAACAAAGAATAATCAGTGTTTATAAAAGAGCACAGATTGTACTTAATACGTTTAAACAAAGATTAACTATTGCTTATAGCAATCATATCTTTGAAACATTCTTCCCTAAAAGTCCTATCACACAGTTTTTATTAGCTGATAATGAGATAGATGAAAAGTTCAAGAACACTTTAACTTTTAAAGATTTAAACATCAGTAAGGATCAAATTATTAGTATCTTTATTGCTGAAGGTGTATTACCTAAAAACTTTTTAAGTTTACAGCACAGTCCAAATCAATTACCAAGACTTAAAAATCAACAGTAATGAGTGAGGTTATGAAGAAACAAAGAATTTCATTTTTTACAGCAGTTCTTTCTTTTCAAGTGTTTTTGATATTATATGGTTTACTAAGTAGCAGAGAATCTCAGAAAGTAACTGAGGTTCCTGTTATTCAATATAAGGAAACATATGTTAAACCAAAAGACTTCTATGATGATTCAACTCTCACAGAAGAAAAGAAGTTTTACTATGATCACTTATATAATACTACTTCTCAATGAATTCCTTGAAGCAAGATATAATTGTACATGCTATAAAGAAAAGCAATCTTAATTACAAAGATGCTATTCCAAAAGCATTGGAAGATTATATTAGAGCAAAATATAAATGTAGTTTGTATTTAACAAGGAAAATAATAAAGGAATTAAACAGGGATAATGCAACAGAAAAAGAAAATTTGTGATGGCTGCGGTAAAGAACGCGTCATCTGGAAGAGTAGCGGAACCGGGGGATTAAAGCTATGCCAATCATGCTGGAGTTGCCACAAAAGCGGAGAAGATATACAGAAACCAACAAATTCTGATATCCCCCGGGTTTCTGCCAAAAGAGCAAAGAAAGATGCTGAGTATAGCAAATTAAGAGAAAGATACTTAAATGAAAATAATCTCTGCCGGGTAAAGGTGAATGGCTGTGGTCACATGGCCACAGATGTTCATCATACTTATGCCGGAGCTAATAGAGATGCTTTTTATTTAGTACAAAGCACATGGATACCAGTTTGTAGAAATTGCCATGATTATATTCATTCTCACCCTAGTGAAGCCAGAACAATGAACTGGTTAAAATAAAATTTAGTTATGATTTAAAGTTATGATTATGGAAATGATTGGAAAAGAGCTTAAGGTTAAGCACACAAAAGAGTATTCAAAGTTTGCAATTTTACCTATGAATAGAGGTATTGACAGTAAACATGTACAGAAAATGATTACAAGTATCCGTAAAATGGGTGTTCTGAGATGCGTAATTGCATGTACTACAAACATCATTGAAGGAGACAAAAAGACTTACATTATTGATGGTCAACATCTTGCTACAGCTTTAGAAAGAGAAGAAATGCCTATTCCTTATTTGGAAATAGAAGTTACTTCTGAAGAAGATTTAGTTGAGAAAATGGCTTATCTCAATAATTCAAGTAAATCATGGGATTTGATGAACTACATCAATGCTTGGAAAATGATCCGTCCTGATTACATGAAGTTGTTTAAGTGGAAAAACATGTATGACATTGAAATTTCAATGGTTGCATGCATTGCTACTAGAATGCCTTCAATCAGATATGGTACACAGCCTATCAAGAATGGTACCTTTAGTGTTACTAATCCTGATGCAGAAGCAATGTGTAAAGCATTCAATGATATCTTCTTGAAGATTGGTATGGTAGAAAGAAATGTTAAGTTTCAGTTCTTAAATGCATTTATGTTAGCATACAATGATACATATGATCATCAGAAGGTAATTGATGCTGTTGATAAGCACATGAAAACTATCAAGTTGATGGCTAATGGTGATGAAACTGGTGCGTTTATTAGAAAACAAATTTTTAAACTTACAAAGTAAAAACCATGTTTAAATCAATTTGGTCAATATTAGGGGTATTTATGATGATACCCATTATTATTATCAATCATGTCATCCCAGATAGCATGATTGAAGTAGAAACAAAAATTATTATTGTGTTGATTTTGTTGACAATTCAAGTATTATCTGTATTTATATTTGCTTTTCAAACCAGAAGACAATTCAAAAGGGAAAAAGCAAAGTTTCAAAAAGAAATGGATTTACTTGATATTAGAATAAAGAATCATAACAAAAACTAAGTTAATGACAAAAGATGGTATTCAATTTTTTTGTATATTTGTTACATGGAAAATAATGCTAGTCATACATTTAATGTAACAGGTATTTACATGATATACAACAATATAAGTAGAAAGGCTTATATTGGTAGTGCTGTAAATATTTACAAAAGAATATTTGGTAAATCATCTTCATCACATCTTAAAGCTTTAAATGAAAACAGACACATTAATAGTTATTTGCAGAATGCTTTTAATAAACATGGTGTGTCTGCTTTTTCATTTAGAATTCTTGAAATATGTAATAAAGAATTATTGCTTATTAGAGAGCAGTTCTATTTAGATAGTCTTTTACATGCTCAAAATCCTTTAAAATTTAGAAAAAAAGCCTATAACATTTGTCCTACTGCTGGTTCTCCTTTAGGTAGAAAAATGAGTAGTCATACAAAAATGAAATGCTCAGAAGCTAAATTAGGAAAGAAGAACCCAATGTTTGGAAAAAAAGGAAGCTTACACCCTAGATCAATTGTAGTATTACAGTATGATTCAAAAGGTATGTTTATGTGTAAGTTTTCAAATGTAGAAGAAGCTTCTAATAAGACCGGTGTTGGTATAAATTCAATAAGAAACTCTATTCTTAAAGGGTACAAAGGAGGAAATTATTATTGGAAAAACTTTAATGGTATAGTTTTAAAAAGTATTAACACTAAACAAACTCTTAGTAAAGAATTATCTGCTATTTCACTTGATGGCAGTATAGCTCTTACTTTCAAATCTTTTAAAGAAGCATCTATTTATTTTAAAATGGAAAGAAAAGCTTTTTCAAATGCTGTAAGAAATGCTATTAGAAATAAAAGTGGAATTTATAAAAATTACA